ATTTGTTAAACTTCCTAAACTTCCTAAACCACCATCACTTCGAGGTTTCATCGTAGCAGTAGCCATGTCTGCTCCACCACCTCTAGATGCATAATTTCCTAAAGTAGCTGCATTTCTTGGTTGTGTAAATATCGAAGGTTGTACTACAGCTCCAGGCACCATACTACCTAACTGGTAACCACTATATGCACCTGCAGCAGTACCAAGCAATCTTCCAATGCCTGACTGTCCTGAATCTTTTGCTGATCTGTATCCTCTATAACCACCATAAGCTGCTAATGCGTAGGGTATTAATGCTAGTGGATTCATATATTATAAATTCTCCTTTTTAGATCTAAAGATCTAATAATACCATTTTAAGTCTTTGATATCAACTCATCGTGAAACTTACCTTGATATTGATGTTCTCCTACATGGACAATAGCATCATTTATATAGGCATAACACTTACCACCTATATCTCTCCAAAGTTTACAGAATGCGAAATCCTCTCCATTATATGTCTTTTCTTTTGGGTCATGTAATGTATCAAAAAAATTCCACATATTAGGTTTGTTTACGTAATCACCATTAATAACAGTTTTTTGAACTATCTCTTTATCAGGATATTTTTCAATCATTTTTAAAATAACTTCTCTTTTAATCAACATGCATCCAGTTGGAGAATCAGTAACTTCCATAACACCTTTATCTACTTTTATGTCATTAGGATTTGGAACTTTCATAGGATAGGTATGAAGAGCTCTTCTTATATCATCGGGTGATTTAATTTGACCACTTTGCATTTTTTTAAATGCTTTATCCCACATTAGAGTTTTAAGAGGGTAAGGAACAGATATAATAGGTTTATCTGTTTTAAGCATTGCAAAAATAGATTTACCTTGAAAATAAATATCGGAGTCAATAAATAACAAATGAGTTGCTTTAGATTCTAAAAATCCAGCTACAGATAAATTACGACCCTGTGTGACTAATGATGACTTTATTAAATGAAAAGAAACCTTTAATTTTTTTTTAAAACATTCCTTTTGAAATTCTATTAAAGCTTGTGTGTAATGAATAGAAACCTCACTATGCACAGGTGTTGCAACAAATATTTCTAAATTTTTATATTGATCAGGGTTTTCCTTCCAGAGTGGTTCTTTAGCTTTTTCATAGTCTGATTGTGTTTCAATACTTACCTCTTGTAGAGTTTGGTATGTATCCTCATTTATATATTCATTGTTTGACACTTAATGCTCCTTTCAAAAAGTTTTCCCATTCTATAGCTTTTTTATCCCAGCTATAAAATTTTTTATAATACATTTGTTGTTGATCTAAATGATTTTGAATTGTATCTGTGTGTAAATATTCTGCACATACATCAATAGCACCCGCAACACTTCCTGCTAATAATTCATAATTTTTACTGTAGTTTATATACACAGGCCATTCAGCACAAGTTTCCGGTAACGCACCAAAATTAGTTGTTATCACATGAAGTCCTGCTGCCAATGCTTCTAATGCTGAAGCACAAAATGTTTCTTCAAAAATAGACGGATAAACAAATAAATCATAATCTGTCATATGTTCTAGTATGTATTCATTCGGTTTGTAACCAATATAATTTACATTAGGTAGCTTTTTTGCTTGTTCAAATAAATCATTAAAATCTTGATCGGCTTTACTAGCGAATTCACTGCCATAAACTTTATTAGAACTATAGACATCCAATGTCACGTTAGGGTTTTTTATAAGTTGCATAGCCAATAATAAAACATTTAAACCTCTCCATGGTGTGCAGTGATGAATAATTTTTATTGGATCACCTTGTTTATAGATTTTTCTTTTAGGAAAGTGACTAGCTCCGTTTTTTATTACCATGCATCTATCTTCAGGTATCTGAAAAAAATATCTAAATTTTTCAAAGTTCCAGTGTGAATTAAAAACATACCAATCATATTCTTGATGTCTGCTCTTATCTCTAAAAAAACTTTGCAGATTTGGTTGATCCCATGAATTTTTTTGCCAAAGTATATTTATTTTTTTTGGGTCTAAAGGAACTTTTCCAGGTATGGATGTACAAATTTGAAATTTACTTAATAGATCTTTTGATACATATTTTTCTAGCAGCTCATGTTGTAATTCTGTTGCGCCTCTAGGTTCCATTATTTTTTAGTTTTAGCACCGATGATACCAGCTCTTGTTACTTTGATCTCCAAGTCTTGTCGAAAATCATCAACAGTAGTATCAGTATTGGGATCAGCAACATCAGCGTCAAAATCAGCTTTGCTAGCATAAATTTTTCCTGTTCTTTTATGTTTAATAATTTCTTTTGCTTCTGCTGGAATTTTCGGTATTTCAGTCATTTAATTTTATAGTACGTATTTTTTAATTTTCTGCAAGAAATAAATTAAAGGACAAAGTAATTCTTGGATTATCTGTTTTATTAATATGAACTCCATGCATTAATGTTGATGGAAATAATAAAAATTGATTAGTGCAATTTTTAATTTTTTTTTGCTCTATATTCATAGGAGATGCATACAGGAAATTAGACAAATCGTACATGGTAGAAGAAAAATCAGGTCTTAGAAAGAATATATCACCTGAATCATTCGGAACGTCTATATAGAATACACCACTAAAATGAGAGTTAGGATGGTTATGTACTTGATTGTAAGAATACTTTGAATTTTCATTAATCCATAAGTTTATTAATTTTAGTTTAAAATTTTTTTTAAATAATAAATTATCGCCTAGTGTTGTTAAACTCCAATTTAATATTTTACTAGATAAATATTCATCATCAATATTCTTAGTTTGAAAACCTATCACATTAGATTTTTCAAATTTGTAATTTAATTTCTTTTGGTCTTTTAATATTTTTAAAGTTTTTTTTGTAAACTGTGAATCTTGAAAATAATTAATAAAAATACAATCTTCGAATAATTTATATTTCATACACGTCCTTGACGATTATATTTTTTATAACTCCTTTTCTCTGATTTTGATAGTGTTTTTTTATGACGACCAGGACGCTTTCTTGGTTTCGGTCTTGGAACGTAGTGTACAAACTTTTGTCTAGCCATTCTCCTGAGATCTATCTATTTGAGCATAACTTATAGCACCTTGAATTTTATTACTTCCTGTTGCTGCCGTTACTGTTATTGCATCACCTGCCTCTAAATTCAAACCCTGTGGAGTAGCATTGACTTGTGTTTTTGCTGCAACGTCATCTCTAAAAAATTCATACTCTGTACTAGAATCTGATGAGTCGACTAAATTCATGTTTACTAGAATAGCTGAAGAGGCATCATTGTTTGCACAATAAACACTCTTAACTATTACAGTTGCGTTACTAGGACACGTAAACACTGTAGTCTTACCCGTGCTAGCTTGTTTGAAACCTTGATTTTTATATCTAATTGTCATGATAAAAAGTAATTAAAAGCATCTTGTTCATTTTTAAGTTCTTGTTGATAAGTTGTATTTAACTTATCTTGCATGGTTCGTAAAGACTGACTTATTTGTCTTTGGTTCTCCTCTTCATATTGTGCAGAAGGCTCTGGTATTACTATATCAACTCTAGCCATGTAAAGCAGCACCTCTTTCAGCTGATGTGCCTGTACTAGCATTGGCTGACATTCCACCTTGTCCTCCTTGTCCTCCTTGATTTTCATATTGACCACCTCTTCTAGTGTCTTGAAGGGTTACAGGTGCTTTAGCTAATCTTTCACTTAGTAATTGATTTTGTTTTATAGCTCCTCTATTTGCTACTTGCATTGCTAATTTTTGATCTCTTTTTGCTTGTAAAAAATCTGCTATAGTTTTTGATCTACCAAACAAACTTGATTGTAGATTTGCACTCACATTTTGTAAAGCACCTATTCCTAACGCTGCAGGTCCTAAACCTGCAATACCTAAAGGTGCTGACAGCATAGGGTTTCCAAACACAACATCTCCCACTAATGTTGGTAAACCTTTACTTATTGCAAATTCTTTAGCTTTTTGTTTTGCAACATTTTTTGCAACGTTTTCTGCTATATCTTTTAAACTTGGCAAACCTGTAGGCATTGGGTCTTGTTGTATTTGATTTACTCCCATATTGTTTAAACCTGCAATACCCATATCGTCATACATTGGTGTAATAAAATTTTCCATTATCCTCTCATACCATCTGGTTGTATATCAGCCCTAAAAGTGCCATATCTCCAATTTTCATCTGTAGATGTATTTTCTACTTTTAAACTTGCAAATCTTGATCTAGCTCGAGTATCTACCTTATCAGTAGAGCTTGTAATTGTAAATGGTCCAAGAGGTGAAGAACTTGCTGTATCAGACGGATAATCTTTTAAATTAATAGTAATTCTGGCATTACCTTGTATTTGTTTAAAGTCAGGAACAAATCTTCGCATACTCATAAAAACTTGGCCATCACCACCTACAGTTAAATCAAAATCCCCTGACTGTATAAAAGCAGGAATTGCAGTTTTGTTTCCAGAGGAGTCAACTTGATTGACCCCCACTTCATGAGCATAATATGTTGTTGCACCGTTTACATTTGTAACTCCTTGAATCGTTGGAAAGGTTGGAGTTCCGTCACTAATAAACTCTGTAGCATATGGTTCATCATAAAGATTAGCGTCTACATAAGTTGTTCTCGCTAATGATCCAGTTGTCCATGTGTTACTTTGGTAATTAAAAGTTACACATCTGTCTACGTTACTACTACCACTCTTAGGATAAAACCAAGTTATCTCTTCATATAAGGTATATAATCCAGCGTATACTGATTCACCATTTTGATAGTTAATTCCTAAATTAGAACCTTTTGTTGTAAAAACAAAATCCTCAACTAAACAAGGCAACGCTTTAACAGTACCATCATAGACAAAAAATCCTCCAGCTTCTCCCATCCAATAAACTGCACCATTAACATATTTTATAGAGTGTTGTCCTATTGCTCCACAATTTGATCCTACTTGTCTTACAGAAAAAGTAAAAGGTGGACCAACAAATTGAATTACGTAAGCAGCTGTATCAGTTAAAACAAGTGTATAATCTTTACCTTTAACTGCACCCACTATTTTTGTCCCTGAATCTAATCTAAATGCTCCTGCTGTGTTAACAGATGTAGCTGTGTAATCATTAATATTTTCCTGATCGGAAAATCTAATAAATAATTTGTCTTGTGTCCCTGATGAGCCAATAGTAGTTTCAGTGCCAAGCATTAAAAGATGTCTATCTCTATCAGATACTAATGACATTACAGACGCTGTAGGTGCATTAGATATTAAGGTAGCTCT